CGTGGCCGGGTCATTCGCAATAGCACTCAGTTGCTGAATCTTCTGGCTGTAGGTCAGCCCCTCATTCTTGCCGATGCCGACGATCTTTTCCGCCAAGGCATAGGATTCTTCCTGTGGCGTCTTCGCCGGCTCTGCCCCGCCGCCCAGCTTCTGTATCCAGCTTTGGGCAAACGCCTGATTGGCTTCCGGCGCCAGTTGATTCTTGCTCAGTAGCTCACCGATCTTGGCCGCCTTGTCGGCCGGGCTGCCCTTGCCAATCGTGGCCATGCCGTAGACCAGATTCTGGAAAGCGTTGCCCGGCTCAGGCTCGAAGTCTTCTTCGGCGAAGCTGGGTGGCTCAGTGGCTTCAGGTTCGGCCTGCGTAGCCTCTGGGGCTGCCGCTGGCGCCGGCTCAGGCTCAGCGGGTGGGGTTGGTGCGGCCGGCGCCACAGGCCCGCCCTTGGCCGTCTTTGCCGCCTTGGTGGCCTTGCCCAGCGCACCCGCTGCCAGCCCGTGTTCCTGTTCCAAGTGCTGAAGCACGGTGTTGGCATAGGTGCTGATCGCGCTGTGCTGGTACTGGCCCGCCAAGGCTTTGATCTTGTCCGCGGCTTCGTAGACTTCCAGCTTGTCCGGGTGCGCCGCCGCCGCGGCCGATGCCGTCTCTGCCAGGGCTTTGATCTTGGCGCCCGGCACCTTCACGTGCAGTTGGTGCGCTGGGGGTGAGGGAACGCCACCACCGCCGCCACCACCACCCAGGAATTGCCCGCCTTCCGATGTGCCCGCCGGCTCACGCGGATGATCGCCTTCCACCCATTCGTCCCGCAGATGCAGGACGAACTTGCCTACGCGGCGGATGAACATTTCAGGCCGCCAGCCTTCGGCGCCACGTGGCAAAATGCAGGATCACACCGTGCCGCGGCTTGCGGTCCCCGGTGAGCGCCCCAGCCTTCTTGCCGATGTCGCCCTTGCGCGCGATCAGCCGGTCCGCCAGCGCCTGCTTTTCCGTCTCGGTCCCAGGCCCGTGCTTCATGGTCAGCCGGCGAATTTCCTTGTCCGGTATCCGGGTGACGTTCTCAGCCGATCGCTTCAGCCGCTTGTCGGACATTTCACCAAACAGCTTGTGGTTCTGCGGGTTCACCCCGGCATCGCGCAGCGTGTGCCACTCGCCGACTTCGTCACCCCAGGCTTTGCCCTTCGGACTGCCCTGGGCGCGGTACAGCATCGACCCGCCGGGATCGAGGGTGTGCATTTCGTGGTCCACCGTGCCTTGGTTGTCATAGTCCAGGCCCGCCGCGTCCCAGTTCGCCAGCCACGCATGAGTGGCAAAATGCCGCTGCGCTTCCCGCCGCTCATTCTGATCGTGATGGTTGATGGTGTGGCCCACGTCCCGCCATTCGGTGGCAGTGCCCAGCTTCCCGTCACCCATGTCCACCGGCATGGCATGCAGGATCGGCGCGCCGGCCGCCTCATACAGCCGTGCCGCCAATATCTCATTCTTGGCGTGGTCGTTCGATTTGCTCTGCTTGACGTAGTATTTCTTGCCCTGCGAATCGGTGTACTGGCCGCCGGGATTCGATCCCAGTTGCTTGCCCACCTTCTGCATGTCCGCCAGTTTCAATGGCGCTTCGTCCACGTCCCCCAGCGCCTGACGCGCCAGCCGCCGATCGACCGGCTGATTCAAGTGCTGGTGCAGTTCATTGTGCGGCGCCAGGGTCACCCCTTCGGTTTCCCAGCCGTGATCGCTGGGCGTGCCGCCGATCCGTTCGGCATGGTAGTAGCGGGCGTGGCTGGTGCTTCTGGCGACGTCGGTGGCGTATCCGGTCAACCGCACCCGCAACCCGGTTTCTTCGTACGCTTCCTTGATCGCGTTGGCCCGCATGCTCAGGCCCTTGTCCACCCCACCCTTTGGGAAACTGGCCTTGTAGCCACCGAACGCATTCTTCGGCCGCATGATCCAGGTCCGGCCGTCCTTTTCGCGCGCGATCACGCCGCTGGCCAGCTTCTTCCCCTTGGTGTCCGGCGCTTCCGGCTCATCGAAGTCAGGCCCCGCCGCCGCCTCTGCTTCCCAGCCTTCGTGGGTGGTCGGCGCCTGCCACTTTTCGAACTTCACCCCGTGCAGATCGCCTTGCGCTGGGTTCTTCTTGCTGAAGGTCACCGACTTGCCGGCATGTCCCCCACCGCCGCCCGTAGTGAACTTGCCATCGTCTTCCCGCGGGTGCTCACTTTCCACGAACCCGGCGGCGTCCGAGTTGTAGATCGTGATCCCGTCATGGATGGTGCAGCGCGGCCCGCACCGGCCTTCGTCCACCAAAGCAAGATGGTTCGCGATGATGTTGCGCTGGCGCCCCGTGCCCCTGCCCGTTTGCTCATAATGAGCATCATACCCAACAGAGACAGCCCGCTTGCCGGACTGCACAGCCGCAATGCCCCGCCGAGTGGTGAACATTAGGTCGGCGATCAGCACGTCGTGGTTGGCACCCGTGCCCCGCCGCGCATTGCTCACATGGCCAATCGCCAACTGGCTGAAGTTGTCCGGGTCAACCGCCATGAACGGGTGGTCGTCGGTGATCGGCTTGCCTTCGAAGCTGGCAATGGAATCGGCCTTGAACACTTCGGACGGGTCACGCTCGATGCTGATCTGATGGTTGTCGTCCGGTTCCAGGTCCAGTTCGTTGTCCCAGTAGATTTGCTTGCCGCACCGCGCAATCGCCACGTCGCGGACTACCAAGAAACCTTCCGGTGTCAGGTTGCTGTGATCGCCCAGGCGGGTGACGGTGTACCACTTCATGGCGCCCCCTTCCTGGATCAAATGTGGAATTGGCTTGGATCACAGGGGACATAGAGAGAACACTTGCGACGTGGACCTTAGCCTCGCACAAGGCTATAATCCAGCCAGCCCCTTTGCTGTCCGGTGATCACTTCAGACATGAGAGTCGAATAGCGCGCGGGGCAAGGAAGGCCGCCTTTCGGGGCGGCCTTCTGCTTTTACCGCTTGGCGTACATCTTCAAAATCCAGATGCCGCCTTCACGTTCCAGGAACGTGAGCGGACTCTTCTTCAGCGCGTTCTGCACCTTCTGGTCAGGGTCCGACTTCCGGATTTTGCCCAGGAACCGCATCTCGGCAACGATATCGGTGAGCGGACAGCCTTCTGGATGCTTCATCATGAAGCGCCGCAGTGAACCGTGTAGTCCGTCCTTGTTGTAGACCCGCTTCTTCTTGGGTGGCTCAGGTGGCTGTGATGGCAACGGCGGGGGTGGCGGCTGCTCGATATCGTACAACACCCGCATCATTTGCCGCAGCTTGTCTTCTGACAGAGTGGGCAACTCAGCCTGCAAGACTTCCAGCATTGACATTTTGATGTTTCCTCTGCTGTGGGTGGACACTTCAGACACAACAGAGGCTAGGCGACCTGATCGACATTCGTCAAGCGGCACATCCGCCGCATAAGCTACGCTGGAATAATCGGCAGAGCTACGCACCGGCAATTCCAAATTTGCCCAGGATGGCTGCGGTGGTCCGGCGGGTCCGAAAGCGGCGGGTTGTCCCAACTGTGCACCGTGCGATCCAGCTTGCGATGACTTTCACGCACTTTCCAGTCGCCGCTGGTCATCCATTCGTACTGTTCCGCGCCAATATGCTTGGCCCTTGACTCGACCAATTTGCTGGCCGTTCTGGCTGTCTCAGTGCGGGCAATGAGAGTGGCCCGGTTGCGCACCCACTTGGCCGTGGCGTCCGGGTGCGCCTCTGCCAATGCCTGTTCAATCTCGGCGGTCTGTTCGACATACCGCCCACCCATCGATACCGCCGCCAAAGTCTTCTCGTGCACCCGCTGCGCCGCTTCCAATGGCAGACTGGTGATCAGATCGACCTGTTCGGCCATCAGTTGGCGCATCACTTCACCGACCGGCGCCCCCAATATTTCCAGCCGCAGTTCCGAACCCATTTCCGCCGCGTGCGCCATCAGAGCCGTGCGGCTTCGGCGATCCACTTCGGCCATCATCTGGGCCGTCGCGCGCCGCGCCCAAGGCGCAATCGCCTTGGAATAATCCCTGAGTGCGTCCCTGATCCGCGCAATAGTGGCGCTGCTGTATGGCGGCTTTTCTTGATCCGCAACCGCCTCGATAATGTGCGCCACCTGCTTGGCGAGTTGTCTGAGTTTCGCGCCATACGTGGCGTGCGCGTTCGCCGCGGCTTGGAACTTCTTTTCGGCCCTGGCTTCCGCCTTCTGCCGCGCCCGCCTTTCGTACGGGGTTTCCTTGCGGTCATGGATCGCCACGGGCATCGATCAGTTCCTCTGTGCACGCGCATGGCCATTCTTCGCACGTCTCATCGATTGGCAGCCCATCCCAGTCCTGGCACCAATGGCTGTACTTGCCGGTGAGCACGCGCTTGCGCCACAGCATGCAGTCATCCACCCAGGCCGGATTGTCAGGCGTCGCTGCCATTGGCCGGCGCTTGATGGACGTGGACCTGTAGACCGCTGCCATTGGCCTTGCCAGGGGGCGGTGGGGTGCCCCCAGGCGCACCGGGCACATTGGCACCCGGCGCGCCGCCCTTGCCGCCAGCGGCCCCTTCCTGCCCCGGCATTCCGGGCATGCCTTCGCCCGGCGCCGGCTGTTCCCAAGGTGCCGGCGCTTCTTCCGAGTCTTTGATGTCTTCCTCGCTGATATTCGTAAACCGGCCGGTGACCAGCGATGACTGCTTCAGTTCCTTCAACGCAATGGTGGTGGTGATCACCCCGCCATCATGCAACAGCTTGATCGTGTCCGCGTCACGCTGGGCAATCTCAGCCTTTTCCGACTCGTTCAGTTGGGACAGTGGATTGAACTTGAACCCGAAGGTATCCGGCGGATCGCTGCCAAGCTCTGATCGCCAGAGGATTTTGTACAGCTTGGTGAGCGAGCGCCGAAGGCGGGCTTCCTGCGTTGCGTTCACCATGGTTTCATAGTTGCGCCAATCGCTGTCACCCGTGGCGTTCATGCCCTGGGGGCTTTGACCAAACAGCCTGACCAATGGAATGCCCAGCGCGCCGCTGATCTGCTGTCCCAGCATCAACAAGGTATCCGCCACACCACCGAAGGAATATTCGTGCGTTTCGAATTCATCCTCGATGTCGATCACCGTCATACCTTCATTGCTTTGCAGCATGCGCATGAGTTCCAGGCTTTTGTGGAAGCCTTCCAGATGTTCGCCACCGACCGAAACCAGCCGCCGATAGTCCTTCACTTTGTAAGTCCGCAGATAGGCTTTGTACAGCAGTTGGGCTGCACCCATGGTGCCGCTGTCAAATGCCGTGAGCCGGTCATACAGCCGTTCGATCACCGACATGCCCCAGCCGTTTTCCGTCAGCCTCTGGCGGAACGGCAGTGTCACCCCGTCCATCCGAATGCACCGGGTGTGATGCACCCGTGCCCGCGGCATAAATGGCGCGGTGGCGATCACGTCGTAGTAGAGCGGCAACCCATATTCAGGCCCGTAGTCCTTCACCACGTCCTGGAAACTCTGCTGAACCATCCACCGATCCAGCACAATGAACCCGCGCAGTTGGTCTTCGGTGATTGTCTCTGCCCGCAGTTCGGTGGACATATCCTGCCCATCGATCAGGATCACCATGAGCGCGCCGCCATAAAGCCGCGCCCATTTGATGGTCTGATTCAACGACTGCCACAGCATCAGGTCGTCGGTGGCGCGCAGTATCTGTTCGATGTCATCCGGCGGCGTGTCACTGTTGAACGTCACACCGGCACGGGTCATGTCATCCGCCACGCTGTCCACCGCGGCGCCAACGATCCAACTGCCCCGATACATCCATTCCAGCAACTGCTGAAGCCGGCTGACCGGCATGAAGCCGTAGCTGGTGCCAGACAGCAGATTAGGATTGCCCAGCCCAATGCGCGCGGCAAAGTTGGTCACGCTGTCCAGGGTCATGCTGCCCAGCGTGGACTGCGCAGAGCTTCCCGCCGGCACGCGCACGCGCGGCCGTTCGGTCGGTCCGGTGCCTGACATGGTTTCAGTCGATATCGGGGAACGGCGCCGGCCGCCCCACTACACGGTGCACGGCATTCCAGAAATGCTTGGCCGCACTGTCCCATGCCAGATCGGGATCGATCCACACGCCCGGCGGATCGCTGTGGCAGTCCAGCGAAACCACCGTCTTGTTGCCATCCGTGAAATTGATGCAGGTCGGCTGCACCAACGACTGAGCGGGCAGCTTCACGTCGTCAGACCACAGTTTTTCCTGGGCTTCCGGTGTGAACGGATCAAAGTCCACTTGCTGCCAGACAGACGGCACGTCGATTGGGTTTATCATCGCTGTCCCTCACATGCTGGCCCAGAAATGCAGGCTGGATGCGGCAACCAAACCGAACGCCCGGCTGGTGCTGTCAGCATCGTCGTCGTGACCGCCTTCCGGGAAGTTTTCCAGTTCGGCGAAAAACCGGTCGTTCCATGGCCCGCGCAACACCATGACGTTGCCATGCTCTGCTTGCGCACTGAACGGCGCAAACCGGGTCACCTTTTCACCGGTTTCCGGGCTGGACTGGATATTGTATCCGGCGAGTATCCGCACGTAGCTATCGATCTGCGCCTTGCCGGCTTGCCCAGGGTCTTGCGCGATCCCCACCATGACAGCGTAGCCATCCTGGCTGGTGATGTTGCGCACGTTCCGTTCCACGTCCGCGGGCGTACCCCGCATTGCGGTGTGGTCGAGCACCACGTAGGCACCTTCCCGCGTGCGGCCGATCTTCGTGCTGGTGGTCCAGTCCGGGTCGTTTGAACTGGTGAGCGGCGTTGATGCCAAGTCCCAGCCGCGGGCAACCGCCACGCATACCGGCGCGATATCGACCACCTGCACCCAGTTGCGCTGGAAATAGAGGCCACTGGATGGCTTGATCAGCCAGTTGCCATTCAGCAGCCGTTCGCGTTCGACCACCGGCAACAGCATCAGATTGGCCCGGTAGCCTGGGTCTTTCCGCATCAGTTCCTGATTGTCCGCCAGCTTCGCCGCGACGAAGGTGAACGACCGGATTTCCTCTGCCGGTTGACCCGTGGCCAGCGCCGCTTCCTGACGTGTGTCGAACCACAGAATGCTGTCATCAGGCCCGCGGGTGAAATACCTCAGAACCCCCGATCGCTCAGGGATCGGATAACCGGTTGTTTGATCCCAGTACCAGGACAGCAGCTTGGCCACCCAGCTTCCACCGTCCGCATTGCAGGAAGCCCTGATGCGGGCGCGAATGCCCGTGGTCGACCGATTGCGCGAGAACAGATACCACCATTGCGCTTCGGTGAACGTGGTCAGTTCATCCCACAGGATCAGCGGTATCTGTGAGCCGTGCCACGCCAGCACTTCCTTTTCATGTTCCAGGTGCGCCAGCTTGATGCTGCCCTTCCCAGGCCACACCCATTCCAGCCGATGCGATATCGGCCGGCCGCCGGCATAGGGAAACAGCCGCATGGACTCGGACCACAGGCCGCCGGGTCTGCGAAGGTCAACCGTGGTGCGCCGGAAGAACACCGCATCGAAGCCCGCGGTGGTCGGTGGGTAGCGCAGAGCTTCCAGCATCAGCGACCACGACTTGCCCGATCCGGCCGCGCCACCGAATACAGCCACGTCCGCCGGGCTGGCCAGAAACCGCCGTTGTGGCCCCGGTTGCGGGAATATATCGATGCCTGGGCGCGGCTGGCCACTCATGCCGCTTGGTCTTCCTCTGCCTCACCTTCGATGGTCGGCGGTTCCAGTTCTTCGGTGGCCGGGATGTAGATTTGCGGATTGCCGTCCGTCTCGATCTTGATCAGCGCGTTGTGGCCGCCCGCGGGAAACTCACTCTGGCTGCCATCTTCCTTGCGGGCATAGACTTCCGGGCGGCGTGAGCGCAGCGCGAACATGATCGCGGTGATGTTGCTCTGGGCAGCGGCGGCACGTAGCGCGTCTTCGAACAGGTCGGTGCCGTCATTGTATGCGTGATCCCAGTCCGCCTTGAACAGCGGGTCGGCTTCGCGCCATTCATAGGCGGCTGCCCTGGCTATCCCGATTGCCTGACAGGCGGCACGTACGCTTGCCCCTTCGGCGATGATCCTGAGAAATGCGTCTCTGTTTTTCCTTGTCCGGATATGTCTGGCCATCGATTAGTCGCCTGAAAGCGTTGCCTTTTGCCCGGTGAACTGTTCCCAGCGCGCAATGGCCACGTCACAGTGCAGCGGTTCGATCTCGATGGCCAGACAACGGCGTGCGGTGAGTTCGCAGGCAATGATGGTGCTGCCGGACCCGACAAACGGATCATACACCGAGTCGCCCGTCACGGTATGGTTGTCGATTGGCCGCTTCATGCAGTCCACCGGCTTCTGGGCAGAATGGCCCGTCTCTGATCGGGTGGGCTTGTCGATATCCCACAGCGTGCTTTGGCCACGCCCGCCCTGCCAGTTCCCCGACTTGCCCTTGCGGATCACATACAGGCACGGCTCGTGCTGGTGATGATAGTGGCCGCGGCTGACCGCGAAGTGGCGCTTGGCCCAGATGATCTGACTGCGGATGGTGAAGCCCGAATCAATGAGTGACAGGGCCGCCTCATGGGGCAACACCCCGGCGTGCCAGACATAGGCAATGTCGCCCCCGTAAAGCTTCCAGGCGGCGCGCCAGTCCACCCTGGTGTCATTCACCACCTTACCCACCGCACCCGGCTTGTGGTGCCTCAGCGTGGCCGCAACCGGCCCCTGCTTGCTGCGCCAGTCCGGGTCGTAGTCCACCCCGTACGGCGGGTCGGTCACCATGAGGTTAGGCTGGGCATTGCCGG